CAGCATGATCAGGGAATTTCTTTAATAAATCTTCAAGAACACCCATACGTTCCGTATATATATCCAATGGCCCTTTAGCATCTTCAAGGGCTTGTTGAAGTAATTCACGATCAAAAGCTCCTTCAGCCTCTTTACGAGTCCTATCCAAAGCTTCCTGTAATTTGGTCTGGTGTGCCCGCATCTGACCAATTGTATTGACAGATATCTGTTCTGTTTTCCTAAACTCCTCACGTACTTTTTGGAGTTTTTCTTCAATAAAAATTGTTCTGGCATCAGTTGATGTCCCAGTGCTCTCCAAATCAAATATTTGCTTACCAACAGCTTCATCACGTTTCACTAATGCTTTGCTGTTTGCTTTCTCCAATGCAGCCGCTAATTTGAGGGCAGCTTCTGTCTTTTTCTCAAAAGCATCATTTTCTTCCACTATAGTCATTTTAGCAATGAACTCATCAACAAGCCTGTTGATCTCTACTTGATTGATTTTCAACTTATCTGCATTTTTCAAAGTAAGACGGAAAGCGCTCGCCGCGCTTGCAATCTTTCTCTCCATATCTGTTTCTTCAACAGCATTACCTAATAACCTTATTTTCTCTTCAGCTTTAGTTACAGCCGTATTGAACTTATCTTGAGATTTTCTACTTTCTTCAACAGCATCTTGAATAGCTTTCCAAACTGGATCAGATTCAATGAATTCTTTTTTGACTTTCAAAAGACCATCAATATATTTTTTAAGTTTTTCATTTGATATACCCAGTCTTCTGGCATTTAATTTTTGAGCATCAGCAATAAGGACATTAGCTTCTGCTATATCTTTTGCCACTTTAAAAGAATCATTTTCTTTTTCTAAAAATTCAATAATAGTGTCCAATGATTTTTGCTGTACACCTTGAGCAGCTTCCATGAATTTTACTTTATCCTCGGCTACCTTTTTTAAACTGGTGCGTAACGCTAAATCTTCTTTTGCAAACGCAAGCCTCATTTTTGCCTGCATTAAGAGTTGTTTGGCTGTATCAATATCTTCTTGACGTTGTTTAACACCACCAGCAAAACCAGTGGAACCCTGTTTTTCACGTTTGGCTATAAAAGCTTCGAGGGCTTTTATTTTTTCAGTTGTTTTTTCAATCTCATCTTGTGTTACATTTAAAAAACCATTTGCATCTATATTTCTTAAAGCATTTTCACTTCCTTCCATAGATTTAGTAAGTGTATCAAACATATGGGTAAGAATATCCAAAGCCCCACCAAAAATTTTCACTACAGGTGTTGATCGACTCAAAGCATCAAGCCATAAATCAAAAGATGTTTTAGCCCTATTTATTTTTGATTGAAGCCTGTTCATAGCTTCTTCAACTTGAGGAGAAACAAGTCTGTCTAATTCATTAATCAATTTTGGAATAAGATCAACAGCAAGGACTTCACCTGCTTTAAGCATCTTCCCAAGTTCTTGTGTGGTAACACCCATAGATTTTGCAGCTAATGTGAAGGCACCGGGAAGACGCTCACCAAGTTGTCCTCGAAGCTCTTCAGCTTGCACCGTGCCTTTGGACATCATCTGTTGTAACGCCCTAAAAATACCAGCCTGATCATCAGCGGAAAGACCAAGCACAATAGAAGCCTTTGAAATAGTTTCAAAAACTTTACGGACGTTAATACCTTCGCTGGCAGTACCCGCACTAGCAGCAGAAAGAAGAGTATATTGACGCCCAACTTTAACGAGATCCAATCCCAAACGAAGTGAAGTATCTTTTAAGAACCCAAACTCTTCTTTGGCTAATTTAGCACTACCCGTAGCAAATTGGAGACCTCCACGCATTCGTTCAAATTCTAATGTTGCTTTAACTATCAATGGTGATAATACTGCTATAGCGGCACCAACAGCAACAATCCCACCAACAAAAGCCAGAGTGCCAAAATTCACTGATTTTAATGCAGCACTAAGAGTCTGAAGTCTCGCAGCCGTACCACCCAATGGACCTTCAACGATTCTAACAGCACGACCAAACTCATCAAATTTAGCAGAAAAACTTTGAAATATTTTTGATGACTTGCTCGCAGCCGCCTCTTGTCTTTTTAATGCAGAAGTTTGTTTACGAAGTTCAGATGTTGAACCTCGCATGCTGTTTCTAAAACGTTCTTGTGTGGTTGTGAATCCCTTAATGCCTAAATTTGATCTCCGCATTTGGGCATTAAGGTCATTGAAGGCAAGTTTGGCATTTTGAATTAAAGTTTTCTGAGCATCTACAGCTACGCCTGAACGTTTTACAGCAGCTTCATAATTAAGGAAACCACGAGAAGCTTGCTGGATAGCTTTGAATTGTTTAATTGAAATACCTTCAATGGTAGCACCAGCCGCACTAAAAGACCGGGCAGCCCCTTTAGTGCTCTTGGATACTTTATTCATACTTTTATTGATGTTGTCACCCATTTTGGTGACACTTTTACTAAGGGTATTCACGACCTTAGTTAGATCATTTAAGGCTTTGGATGTAGATTGCTGGCCCTTAACTTGAGCATCCATCAAAATTTTAAATTCAGCAACCGTTTTAGCAGCCATAACCCTATCTACCTTCTCCGCCCACGTTCAGCTTTGGCTTTTGCCTTCGCATCCTGCATGGCTTTATTTTCTTCCTCACTCCTTATTTTATAGAATGCCAACCAAGAAGCCAACTCCACAGGCGACATATATTCTTTCACCTCCCAAGCAAATTTACCCAGTTTCTCAGCTATGATGAAAACCGCCAGCTCTAGGCTGTCGGTTTCCTTCAGTTTCCCTCAGCTTCGCCTACATCAATAGAAGCGAGTTCAGCCCACACTTCTTGAAATGCAACAAACCATGGACCCATAGGAAGACCTAAAAGGCTATCATAATCTGTAACTTCAAAAACCTTATCATTGGTTCCCGGTACATAGCAAAACTCAATCATGGCATTGACAGCCGCATTACGCGAAGTATCACTGCCATCAGTCAAGGACATGAGTTGCCCGACTGACGGCTGTCGGACTTCAACTTCCATGCCGAACATCTCAATGATCTTCGTGTCAAAATTTGACGATGAGAAAATAGCGGAACGGATACCATCCGCAGTGTTACGAAGTTGTTTCTTTTCAGCCATCAGGTTGTTCCTTTCTAGGCATTTAGGGAGGGAAATTAATCAGGGTAAGGCCACATTAGACAACACCCCAACTGAAATCATCAGCCGTGGAGCCATCAAGCATAAATGAAAGCTCTGATGCTTCCAAAGAAGCCACATCACCAGAATGAGCATCTGACTCAATTTTGTAAAAACCACGGGCAGCAACAGAAGAACCTGTACCACCGGGACGGACTTCCATAACTACAGCAGCACCACTATCAATGAGATTGTAATAGTCAAGATCAATACTATCCCAACGTGATACTGTCAAACTAACGTCTTTCAAACCACGAACTCGACTACGCCATCCAGTACTCGTGAAATCTGTATCATCAAGCATTTCACCTGATTGAACCATGTTATAGGTGTTTGCACCCGCCGCGTTAGTCGCTGGTAGGTACCCACCTGAAACAGTAACAGGTTCTGCCCGTGTAGAACCAAATGTCACTTTACCAAATAAATAATCAATACTCGAAATCGCACTAGCGGCAACAGCTACCCGACCGGCTGTAGTGGTTGCTTCATAAAAAGTGAAACTTAAATCCCGTCCCCAAATAGCTTTGGCAGCAGCATCAATTTTATAAGTGTTTGCTACAGTGGAATTAGTCGACATAGCTTCTGACGACATGGTGGTTGTCGTACCTGTAACTTTTAATGTGGTAAGATACCCGGCAATTGCTGGCATAACTTATTCCTCCGTATCGATGTGACTCTCACGTGACTATACAAGAACAACATGCCTAGAACAACAAAATCTTCGGAAAGAAAATGGGCTCGAAGAGTCATTACAACGCTTCGAGCCCGAGGTGAGGGCAAAGGCCCGGAGAGATCTATAAATTAACTAATGTTCTTGTGATGACTCTTTAAACCATCTGAAATTTTCTTTTTTGTCTCTTCTGTTAATTTTCTTCCACTCATTTTTTGACTCAAATGTCTTTTTGCCCCCTCAGACATTGGAATTCCTTTATTCCAAGCTGATTGTCCTTTGTGTGACTCCGCCGATGCTCTTCTGAAAACTTTTTCCCTTTATGGGCCTTACTTAATTTTGCACGAGTTTCTTTTGAAACTTCTCTTTTTCCATTTCCAGAAACAACAACATCTGTACCATTATACCCGAATTGACTTATTACACTTTTGAAACCAAGAATGACAGCTTGTTCATAATCATATTGCATTTCTTTTGCGCAAAGAAGTACAGGCTTCATTTCAAAAGCATCTTCACCATGTTTATTCCAAGCTCTCTGCAAATAAGCATTGAAGTGAGCCCCATGCCGTAAATTGTGACGATGCTCTTTTAAGCGTCGACGAATATCTCTGGCACTACCAATATACTTCTTACCACTATCAATATGACGTATTTCATAAACGCCACAATGTGAAGCGGCGATTTGTTTTCCATCATATTTGCGATAGGGTTGAAGCATCATCACACCGTCGTCAAAGCCTGACCTTGTGATTGCAAGCTCACCTCCACAGTTTCAAGGCCACCAACATCACCAGAATTCGCAAAGGATTCGACAATGACACGAGCTTGGAAACCTTTTGTGCCATTGGGAAGGTACTGAAGATCAAGACTGGCACCACTCAACAGGGCATCCCTCATCGTGTTAACAGCAGCATCAGTGGAACCCCAAAATAGGGTG